CTGCTTGGCCGGGCACCATTCGCAGCGCCAGCCGGCGCAGACTCGCACCCATAGCGAGATCATGGGCCACTCGACCGGATAGCGGTGACGGTTTTCAGCGCGGATCGGCATCGGGCGGCTCCGCGATTTCCCAGCCAACGCGGCCCAGTTCAGTGGCGCTGTATCGGCTGCGCCCTTCGGGCGAACGATACGGCCAGTCCCACCCACTATCCCGCCATGTTGCGTTAACCGTCACAACGCCGGCAAAATGAACTACGCACACAGTTCCGTCCGGTGTGCCCGACGGGGGGCGGCATTCAGCGGTCATGGGTGAACGCCGGTGATGTTAACGCCATTGCCGGCCCACGGCGCACCGCTTAGGCCAGCCGTCCAGACGTGATCGCAACGGTAGCACTTGAACTGCGGGCGCCCGTCGTGCGGGGCCTTTCGCTCATCAAAGCCACTCGCAAAGCAAGCAGGACAAAGTTTGTGAAACGGCGGCGGTTTGATGCGTGCGTTGCAACGCCGTTCCCTGCGGGATTTGGCACTCACACCTCCACCCTCCCCGCGAGCATTTCGCGGATGGCGGCGTTTCGGCCATCGCCGTGTATTGACATGCTGAATACCTGTTTCGGCACCTTGAACAACCCAACCCCCTCCGCCTCGGCCAGCGCGAGGGCGGCGCGGAGGGAGGTTCCCGCCTCGGCCCGATACCGCGCCTGTTCGTGGTCCATCAGCGCGTTCCAATCCGGCATGCCGCCCTCTTTGGCTCGCGCGATTGCCGCCGCCTCCACCATGCGTTCAGGGAGGGTCATGGTGCCCGGCGGGGGAAGGCATTCAGTCATGGCGCACACCTCCAAAAATCCACGGCCCCGATAAAGCCAGCGGCAAAGCCTATGGCGAACACAAGCAAGACGTTCACACCTCCACCCTCCCCGCGAGCATTTCGCGGATGGCGGCGGCGCAGCGGCGCGCCACTGCATCGGGCTGCGTCACCCACTTTTCGTCGCGGAAAATAGGGCACGTTGACGCGCCCTCCGCCACCACCGCCGCCCGATCCAGCGCCTCCCGCAGCCGCGCCACCTCCGCCCGCAGCGCGGCGACCTCGGCAGGGGTGGCGACGGGGGAGAGGTAGCGGTAGCCATATCGGTAAGCTGCATCGGGAGTTACCCAATCGTCCTCGCCCCATTCCCACTCTTGGCGTTCAGCAATCCAGAGGACAGGGTTGCACTCCGTAAGCCAATGCCACCCATCCCGCTCCCGCCACCCCTCCGGCGGCTCACAACGCTCGCTCATGCCTTTGTCTCCCCGGATGCGGCTGCGATAATTTCGCCTTGCCGGCGCGCGACCGCGCTAATAGCGCGAAGATCGCAAGCATATGCGTTCACTTGGTCCCTCAACTCTGTAATTTCACGCACCGGCACCACCGCGTAGCCGGCGGCGGCGAGGGCGGAGAGGATGCGGTCGGCGCGGTTCGCTGCGTGTCGCAGGCCGAAGCAGGGGAGTGGCCCAGGGCTGTCGGCGTTGATGCAATCCCCCGCGCAGCACACTTCTTTTGCCACCACATCCCGCGCGCTCATACCCCGCCCTCCGTCAGCGGGAGGACTGTGGCGTCGACGGTGGGGACGGTGGGCAGCGGGACGCGGGCGGTGAGGAAACACACGACTTCATAGCCGTTGCACCAGTTCACCAGCGCCACATCCGTTTCGCCGGTTCGGCCAAACGTAAAGAGCCGCCCGGTGTTCCGGTCGCGCTTCACCACAGCCCGCACCTCCACCACCTCCCTCGCAGGCGCGGGATCGGGGGGCAGGGCGTCGAGGGCGGCAAGCCTCTCAGCCAGTTGGCCACTTATCCCAGACCGTCGCGCATCAAGTCGCGCCGCCGCCGCCACGGCCTCCAGGGCCTTCTGTCGTTCGGGTGTCATCACACATCCTCCCCAGCAACCGGCTTAAACAGGTGCGCCACCGCAGCGAAGTCCCGCCGCACCACGTAATTCGGCGCCCGAATGGTCAAGTCGATGATTTGCGCCAACTCCCACGCGGTCACGTCGCGCGGCAGGTTGCGGGTGCTGATTTCGCTGTAACCGTCCGCGTCGGGGGCCTTTAGATCGTAATGCGCGACACGGAAGGCTTTCACCAAATGCGTCTGCCCGTCCGCTCGCACTTCCAGCATTGTGCATGTCGCTGGTTGCGTCCATGGGCCGATAATCAAGTCCGCCTTGGGATAGTCGCTCATACCGGCACCTCGTTATCTGCCGCAGCCGCCGGGGCTTCCGTAACCGGCGCGTCCGCCATGCGCTCCGACGCTGCGGCGCGGGCCGTGTCAACGGCCGTGAACAGGTCGGGGCGCTTGTCTTTCAGCCACCGCATTTGTTTGGCAGTCAGTTCGGCATCAAGGATCGTGTAGTAATCCTGTGCCGTCACCACGGCGGCAAATTTGCCGGCCAGCGACTCCGCGACGAGCGACGCTTGATCCTTCGGCGCCTCCACCACCAGCGGCAAGACGCGATAGGGCTTGCGGGCCTTCTTCGTCGCAGTCAGGGCCAGCACCATTTCCCGGTCCATCCCGCTCATGTGGGAAATGCGGATACCGCCCACCTCCATGCCGCCCCAAGTGACGGTCGGATCGCGGAACAGGGTCATGGCCCCGCCAGCGTATCGGCTGGCGTCGGCACCCCACACGGCCACCATGACGCGACGCATGGATTTGCAGGGCATGTAGGGCTTTCCGTTGTCGCCTTCAAAGTAGACGGCCACGGGCTGCTCCGCGCTGCCAGGCGCCGCCTTCACGGCGGTGATCGTGACCGTGCGCGGGCCGGCAATCAGGTCATCGGCGTTGAGTTGGTCGGATTTGGGCGTAATGGTCGGTCGCATGTCCATTAGAGGTGCATCTCCTGTTCGATGCGGCGTTCAGTGGGGATTAAGCGTTGGGCAAAGCCGCCGCCTTTGATGGCCGCAAGATAGTCCGCGAGTTGATCGGCTAGAACTTCCTCAAACTCAGCCGCCGCGTTGACGATGGCGGCCTGTGTCGTTTCATCAGCCTCAACCCGGATTGTGACCATCGGCATGCCGCCGCAGTAGCTGATGTAGTCGCACCACGCGCGGCCCGTCACCAGCAACCCGGTTTGTATCTGGATGCGGTAGTCATCCGGCACGGCGCCGCTAATGATCGTCTCCGCTTGGAACTTCTGCCGCCGCGACTTGCACTCGATCAGCCCGTCATCGCCGACTAGCCCATCGGGAGAGTAGCCCAGCGTAAACCCCCATTCGTCGTTCGTGATGAACCCGACTTCCTCAACCGGCGCGTAGTGTTTGGCGTAGAGCGCGCGGGCGTCGATTTCGTCTTGCTGGCCGCGCAACATGTCATCGCTGATATAGGTCGGTTCCACGTAGCCGGTGATGCGCTGGGCCAGCAGTTCGTAGAGGTGCGCGGATGCCTTGTCGTTCTTGGCTACCTTAAGCGTGGGCGTGATGATGCGGCACATTTCGCTTGCGGTCAGGATGCCGCAGCGGGCTTGCAGCCACTCGTCTGAGCCTTGCAGCAGGTCTCGGTGGATGGTGATGGTCATGGCATCATTACACGCGCGCGGATGGCGCTGGTGACGATGGCGATTTCCAGGGTGTTCATGAGGTTCCTTGCGTTGCGTGGCGTTAAGATGCGATGCGACGTGATGCGCGGCGCGGTGTTGCGACGCATTGCGGGGCGAAGCGTAAAGCCGCGTAGTTATCCAATTACACCGAGTTGCTCGGCGAACTTTCTCATCGTGATCGCCACCGGCTCGGCCTTGGCCTCGGTGCTGGCGGCGAAAACTTGCTTGTCCGTGGTGATGTGGCGCACCAGAGACATGGCGTTGACCTCGGCGTATGCCTTGCGCTTGGCGTCGTCGGGCATGTCGTTTGCAGACTGGATCGCGGCAACGATCGCGTCGGCGGCGCGCTTGGCGCTGCGGCGGATGCGGCCCCGCGTGTGGGCGCCCAGCATGTGGGCGTCTTGCGGCTGCATGCGCATGTAGCCGGTGCCGCGCACGCTGCCGAAGATGGCGCCGGTTTCGCGCGTGGCGACCTGCATGGCGCGGATGGCGAGATACCGGCGTTCCGCGATGCTGCGGCCGATGGCTTGCGACATGGCGGCATAAGTGACGGTTCCGCCAACCGGCGTGGCCGCGAAAAGGTCTGCCAGGGCGCGGCATTCAGCGGAGAGGGATTGCGTGACGTTCATTGTGGGTTCCTTGTAAGGAGACGTTGCGGAGAGTGGCGTGGCGATTACGCTGCGGCGTGGAGCGAAGCGCGGGAAACGGGAGACAAACGAATCGTTGCGTTGCGGAGAGAGGCGAAAAGAAGCGGTGCGCTGCGGCGCGAGGCTCGCGCGGCGCCGCGCAGCAATCAGGCTGCAAGCTGGCGGTTATCCTGCCACTTGATTTCTTCGATCTTGAACCGGCCGTTCGTGCCGCCCTTCTCCGGGCGGAACCGGCCGATGCCAATAAACATTCCGGCCATTTCGAGCATTTCGCGGAAAATCTCCTGCGTAATGATCGGGTCAAGCACGATCACGTCGAACGTGGCCGCCCACTTCGGCATGACCGGGAACTTGCGGGGCACGCGCTTGCCGGAGCCCCGGATGCCATCGGCGTTCGCGCTGATGGTGACAGCATCGACCGTCGCGGGATCGATGTTCAGCGCCGGATCATCCAGCAGCGTAATCCCGGCCGTGAATTTGGCCGTCCACGTTGCCTTACCCTGGCCGGGAATCTGGCGCTTCGAGTATTTGGCCGCGCTGGCGATGGCTTGGTGCAGCCCGTGCGCGGGGATCACGACCGTCTGCTTGCCGTCGCGCTCGGAGACGTTCAGCTTGGAGCGCCACGTTCGCTTATCGTAATCGTCGGGCCTCTCCCCTTCGAGCTTCGGTTCGTCGTGCTGCCGCGACTGGCTCAGCGGCGTGATGCCGACGATGCGGACGGTGGCGATGCTGGTATTCATGGCGTGGTTCCTTGCGTTGTGTTGCGTTGCGCAGCGTGGTGCGGCGGAGCGCTGAGTTGCGGGACGGCGTGCTGAAAGGCACAAACAAATCGTTGCGTTGCGTTGCGACGTGAAGCGCTGCAATGCGGAGCGGCGCGAAGCCGCGTTATCCAAACACCCGCCACCATCGGCGGGGCGGCGGGGAAGGCGGG